ATTTTCCGCAAACTCAAACACAAGGCTGTTTTCAAGGGACAGCATGAAAGGGATGTAACCCATGTACAGTATTAGACTTGAGGGAGACGTAAGAAAACTCATGAAGAAGCTGAGGGGCCTGGAAGACGTTGACTTGAGAGGCGCAAGCCTGACGTTGGCAGAGGTGCTCAGAACTTCCACGAGAGAAAGGTTTCAGCAACAAAAGAGCCCGGAGGGGAAGCCCTGGAAGAAATCAATCCGGGCTATCCGGGAAGGCGGCGCAACGCTGACGGACAGCGCAGGGCTGAAAAACTCCATCAAGTCCACTGCTGACAGCACGGGTTTTGCGGTAGGCACAAACAAGGTCTATGCCAGGACTCACCAGTTTGGAGAGAAGGGCCGAAAGGTCACAATCAGGGCCAAGACATCCAGGGGCCTCATCTTCCAGGTAGGCGGCAGATGGATTCGCAAGAAGCAAGTAACCGTCAATATTAAAATCCCGGCACGTCCCTTCTTGGGTATCTCTGAGGAGGACATGCAGGAAATCAGGGGAACCCTCGAAGATATCATAGCGGAGGCATAAGAGATGATTGGACAATGCAGAGAGTATCTGATACAAAAGCTCAAAGATGCAGGCATTAAGTCAAAAGTGCATACCAGCATGAAGACTCTTGAAAAATCCAATGAAAGTCATGTCGGAGCTGTGTTGTTTGAAGGTGATAGCTATACCCGAAGCGGCTCAAAAACCATCTATGTAGACCAAGAGGGCGTCAAGCGTAAGAGGGTCAAGGTATTCAACCGGAAAACAAGCTTCATGGTTGTCATTGGAGAGTATGAAGAGAGCAAATGCGAGAGCATCTTTGAGAGTTTCGTTGCCCTGCTGGACAGAGGGATTATGGTTGACGGGAACTTCACAGGCATTGAGGTCGAGGATGCTGACTGGGTGGACGAAAACGACAGCATCTTAAAAGCAAAAATAGCCGTCCAGGTTAAAATCACCTTTGACGGCGGCATATACAAAGACTCTGCACTCGGCACAATGAGCGAGTTAGAGCAAACACTTGAAAAGGAGTGAGACAATGGCGACGAATAAACCCGCAGCCGAAACTCCTCCTGAGCTCCTCACCATAGAGGAGCTGAAGAGGATAAACAAAACGCCTGACCGGGTGTTTGAAGGCATGAAGGCCGCTGAGAATTGGAAGACCGGGAAGTCGGTGACTCAAGCGGATTATGAGAAGGCATTGAAGGGATTCTTAGAGTCCCCAATGGGAGGAAAGAAGGTGAAGAAAGATGCTAAGGGACGTTAATACCATCATCACAGACGGCGGGCTTGGGGTGGATACCGCCAAGGGCGAAGGGATTCACTTCAAGATAGGGGTCTCCCCCGTTGTGTCCGATGCGCCGATTGTCATAACCGGCAGTATGAACGCCAAAAAAATCAAGGAAAAGCTGGGGCTCTCCCCCCTTGCCGATGCCTGCATGGACAGTGTGGAAAACGGGTCAAGCATGATTTATTGTCTGCCGGTGGCTGCATCCATCCCCGGCACGGTCGGGGAAGTCGTGAAGGCCGGGACGGGGCTCGGGACATGCACGGTGCAGGGGACACCGAACAACGCCTATGAAATCATCGTGAAGTTTACCGGGGCAGGCGGGTTCAATCAGGCGGTGCTCAGGTACTCGGTGGACGGAGGATATTCCTTCTCTGAAGAGATTACCCTTGCAGTCAACGGAGAGCTTGACATTCCATCCACCGGCTTGAAGTTTGTCTTCACGGAGGATGCGGCAACTCCGGCAGACTCCTACAAGATAGGCGACACCTACACCGTGAAGACCGAAGCTCCGCAGATGACCAATGATGACGTGCTCACGGCAATAGATAAGTTGAGGACTGTCAACTATTCATTTGAGTACGTGCATGTCGTGGGAGAGTCAACAAAGGCTCTTTGGGCGGCAATCTCCACGGAGCTGGGAAGACTCTTCGGGATATACAAAAAGCCGATGTTTTTCGTGCTTGAAGCAAGGAACATCCAGGAAGGGGAAACCCTTGACGAATACGCTCAGTATCTCGTCAATGAGAGGGTTGGGCTCCAAAACACCGACATCCAGATTGTAACGGCCCGGTCGCTCTATACAAGGATGGACGGCACGGTCAAGGACATCAACAACGCCGGGATTGTGTGCGGCCTGTATTCCAGGGCAAAAATCCAGCAGTCCATTGGCGAAGTGAAGAGCTTCAGCATAGCGGAGAACAAAATGCTTGAACTGCTTCCCAGGGGAATTGAGGACTACCTCTCCCTGCTGGATGAAACGAAGTACCTGACATTCAGGAAGTACGAAGGAATTGAGGGCTTTTACGTCACCAACGCAAGGATGATGTGTCCTGACGGTTCTGACTACAGATATGCTGAAGATGTCAGGGTCAAAAACAAGATTATCAGGGAAACAAGGAAGCAGGCCCTCCAGGAGTTGCAAAGCGACATCGACATGGAAGATGTCCAGGGCAGCCTTGAAACGATAGCCAAGTTCATCCTGGCTCCGGTTGACACGATGGTAAGAAACAAGGAAATCTCTTCTGCAAGAATTATTGTCCCCGAAGGCCAGGACATCCTTGTGACCGAAAAGCTCAACGTCATTATCAGGTTTGTCCCCATCGGCCATGTGAGGGAAATCGAGATTGACCTTGGAATGGAGAACCCATTCAGGACACAACAGTAAGGAGGGATGAAAAGTGGCTATTATAAACGGCAAGGTTTATGACTGGTCTGACGTGTCGGTCAAGCTTCCGGGCCTTGAGATTGAAGTCCAGGAAATCTCTTATGATGATGAGCTGGAAAAAGAGGCTGCCTATGGGAAGGGCAGCAGGCCCAGGGGTTACGGCACGGGCAACTATAAGTCGGAGGGTAAGTTGAGCCTGCTCAAGGATGACTTTGATGACCTGGTTGCTTACTGCAAGCGGAAAGGGGTTTCGTTGTACAAGCTCGTCATCCCCAAAATCATTGTGAGCTATGCCAACCAGACCTCAAAGACCAAGACGGACGAGCTGGACACGGTTACTTTCACCAAGACCAGCCAGAAGAATGCCCAGGGCGACAAGTCCCTGAAGGTGGACATGGACTTTATCATCGTCAACGGCATCATCAGAGACGGCTTGAAGCCCGTTTAATGAGCGTTAATCTCAAAATAATTGACAAATAGGAGGATGAGGAACGTGGAAGACAAGAACAAAACGGCGGCAGAAACCACGAAAGCCAAGGACGATTTTGAAGCCTATAAAGCCAAATACGGGAAGCTTTACCGGGTAAACGCAACCGTTGAGCCGGACGATTCGACAACGGTCGAACTGGTGTATTTATTCCAAAAGCCCGCAACGGCATCCTATGACAGGTATGTCAAGAGCACGGCGCAGAGCCCGACAAAGGCACTCAGGGCGTTTGTCCTGGATAACGTCATCGAAGAGCAGCATCAAAAGCTTGAGGCTGACCTTGAGGAATACCCGGCCCTTGCTCTCAGTGTCGGTGAGAAACTGCTGAACATGCTGGGGTTGTCTAAAGACATAAATTTAAAGCTGCTTTAGAAGAGCAACTCCAGGAGGTAAAGGGTAATTTCATCGAAGCCGGTTCGCTTGAAATTTACAGGTATCTACCTCCTGCTCTTCTAAAGAAACCTGTGGGAGAGATGGATATTGAGGAGTTTTTGAGAGCCCTTGCTCAAGCTAGATATATCCAGGAGCTTGAGAAAAACGTGGTCGCAAGGGCCGTCTCGGAAGTCTTCTCAGAATAAAGAAAACCGGCCTCTTTAAAAGGTCGGTTCTTTCCTTAAAATCCAGCTCTTATATAGGATTGTGGCGTGCTTTGCGGTCTTAAAAACGCCCTCCTTCATCTTGTCCTTATGCCTGCCAAGAGTGTGTTGATGACCTACCCACAAGCAATATGGGGCAACGTAAATGGTCAGGGGCACAAAGACAATAAAGGATATGACAACTCCGGCGCAGAGGGCGAAGACGATGAGTTTTAGGACGAACAGAAGACCTACCAGCAACATGACATCAACCTCCTTTTTTCTTTACTATAGCACAGGTTAGAAATTTTTAACAGGGGGTGAGAGACAGCGTGAGTTTAGATACAATTTTTAAACTAAGTGTAATCGTCGGGATGATTGACCACTTGACCGGCCCAATGGCAAGGGTCAACAGCTCGGTCAGCAACTCGGTAAGCAGAATAGACAGGCTCAATCAGTCCTTTGGCGAAATGACCAAGACCGGGATTGCAATGGCGGCGGTAGGGGCTCAGATAACAGGCGCAGTGCTCTCCCCTGTGGCAGCAACCTTTGAAACACGGAGAGCCCTCGGGGAACTGTCCTCGGTCGGCGTTAAAGACCTTGTAGCCCTTAAAAAAGCAGCCAAAGACTTTTCGGACACTTGGGCCGGGACAACAAAGGCGCAGTTCGTTTCGGCGGCCTATGACATCAAGTCCGGTATATCCTCCCTGACTGATGAAGGGGTTGCAAAATACACGGAGTTTGCCGGTATCACGGCCAAGGGCACAAAGTCAACCATTGCCGAAATGACGAGCCTGTTCGCAACCGGGTACGGGATATACAAGGACTTTTACAAGGACATGAGCGACATCGAGTTTGGGGAGATGTTCTCTGCCGGGATAGCAAAATCAGTGCAGCAGTTCAAAACAACCGGCTCAGGCATGGCCCAGGCCATTCAGACCTTGGGGGCATCGGCAACCACGGCAAACGTGCCCCTTGAAGAGCAGCTCTCCATCCTTGGTATGTTGCAAGCAACTATGAGCGGCGGTGAGGCGGGAACAAAATACAAGGCTTTCCTGGCATCGGCGGCCAGAGCCGGGGACGAATTGGGACTCAGGTTCACCGATGCGAATAATCAACTCCTGTCCATGCCGGAAATCCTTGAAACGCTCAGGGCCAAGTTCGGAAGCACGTTGGATGCCGCAGAAAAGATGCAGATACAAAAAGCCTTCGGCACGGATGAAGCGGTTGCCTTGATTGACCTGCTCTATAACAAAACAGGAGACCTGCAAAACAATATTGTCGGCATGTATGGTGAACTGGGCAAAGGGATTGAGGTTGCTCGGGGCATGGCGAACGCTATCAACGAAACCGAAGGAGAGAAATATGTCAGGCTGACGCAGAGAATCCACAACGTCACAGAAGAAATCGGGAATCAACTGCTCCCAACGGTGAACATGCTGCTAGGCAAGGGTGAAGCGGTTCTCAATAACATAAGCGGATGGATTAGCCGGAATCAGCAGCTCGTCAAGGTGCTTGCCATTATTGTAATGATGATAGGGCTGACCCTGACGGCCTTAGGGACTTTCATTACTGTTGTCGGCGGCGTGGGCCTTGTGTTCACAAAAACGGCTCAGATGGCAACTGGATTTTGGTCTACTCTCAGGAAAATACCGGACACGCTAACCACTATCAGGATACAGGCCATGTATGCCGGTGATGCCATAAGGAACGGGTTTTCCTCAGCCAAGACCTTTGCTTCAACGGCGGCGACGAGCATCAGGAACGTGGCGACATCCATCGTCAGCATGGGGAGAGCTGCCGTAGTCAATGGGGCGGCGGCGGTCAAAAACTTTGTGCTCAGCCTGGCGTCAATGGCAAGACAGGCGGTTGTCACGGCGGCCACGGCCATGCCCGGCCTGATAGCTTCAGTATGGTCTTTCACCGCTGCTTTGCTGGCTAACCCTATCACCTGGATTATCATTGGGATTGTGGCGTTGATTGCGGCCCTGGTGCTCCTATGGAGAAACTGGGACACGGTTGTTAGCTTCCTTCAGGGTGCTTGGAACTCCGCTGTCACTGGCGTTGTCAACGGGTTTAACAGGATTAGGGAAATATTCGCAAGCGGTATTCAGTGGATTAAAGACTTCATAACCGGGTCTTTAGCCTGGTTTAGAGAATCGGGCTCAAAGATACTGACAACGTTCACGGAAGGGATTAAGAGCGCAATATCGGCCCCCGTTGAGGCTGTCAAGGGCGGCCTTGCCAAAATCAGAAACCTGCTCCCCTTCTCGGATGCTAAAGAAGGCCCTCTCTCCTCCCTTACCCTGTCGGGGAAAAGGGTGTTTGAGACAATCACAAGCGGTATGGTGCAGACTCAAAACCTTCCCGCTGAAGCAACTGAGAACGCCTTCTCCCATGTTGGCCTGACGGCCCAGGAAGGCATTAAAAAGGTCAACCTAAAGGAAATAACCAGGGAGAAATCGGAAAGCAGTGAAAGCTCCAAGGAGAAAGAGAATGGAACCGTCATCCAAAGGCTCATTGTCCAGACGGATATCAGTAAGCTCAAAGACCTTCAAATGCTGTTTAAGTTGCTGAAAGAGATTGAGGACTATATAAACAGCAACGGAGGAGAGCCAACACCGGTCGGGGAGGGATAATCTTGATATACATTGATGACAGTACCGTTAAAGTTGGAGGGGTTGTCCTCCCCGGCCTCTTCAAGAGTATCGAGATAAAAGGTGATGCGCTAATTGAGGAGCAAGAAGTTGAAGGCAGGAGCACGAAACCGAAGCAGGCAACGGGATATGAGGACGCAAAGATTAACTTGGAACTGATTCTCCATGACGGGCCGGTTCTGACAAAGCTCCAAAAGCTTGAAGCAATCCAGAACCTCTTTAAGAAAAAGGGGCAGGCAAAGCCCATCATATACGAGATAGTCAACGAGCACACGGCGGCCAGGGGCATCACACAGGTTCTGTTTAAGAACCTGACAACCAAAGAGCAAAGCAAAAACGACGAACTTACAGTCATGATTGAATTTTGGGAGTACATCCCGATGACCATCACTGCAACGAAGGCGGGAAGCACTTCCGGCACTTCGGCGGCAAGCACGGCAAAGGCGAATCTGACTTCCGAATACCAGGGATATTTGAGCAGCCGCGGGACGGCTCCGAAGCTTCATGACAAGACCGCAAAAACAGCGGCGACAGACAACGCAGAGACCCAGGCATACAAAAACAAGCTTGCTGCAATGCCTTATTAGTGAGGTGAGAAAGTGGAAACAAGTGAGCTTTTTTATCCCGAAACCAATATCAACATCGGGGGCTATGGCTTTCAAAAAGGCATTGAGATAGAGGTTTTCTCCTCGAAAGATTCATACTTTGACTGGGCAAAAGTCAGGTTTACCCAGCAGTTTAACGAGAAAATAACCCTCAGCAAAAAGGACAAGGCCCTAATTCAGCTCGGGTATAACGGGGTTTTCGATGAGGTATTTGAGGGATACGTGGTCAATCCCATGAGTGAGGGCAGCTACTCAAATGAGGTTGTGCTCAAGGATGACATGATACGCCTTGAAGAGACGTACATCACAAACACTTTCCTAGACGCAACTCCTCAAGAGATATTAAGGTTCTGCCTGAACAAAGCGGGAATCACGAATATGAGAATATCCTCGAAGGTCTACCAAAAGAAGAAAGTTGTTCCTGTCTTCAGGAAAAACGTTATAGCGGTCATTGAGGAGATTCACTCTATTTGGAAAATCAAAGAGGCGTTCTTCTTCTCTGGAGGGGTGTTTTACTGGGGAGAAAAGCCGGAGCAAAAGAAGGTATATGAGTTTGAGTATGGCGTGAACATTATTTCCCTTGAGAGGCCGGGCGGGGTTTGGGTGCTTGAAACGGTGTCAACGCCTTTCATCAAGCACTCACAGAAAATTATTGTAAGGCATCCGAAGATATCAGGGGAGTTCGAGACAAAGAAAGTTGTCTTTACTACCAATGATGCGGGGTTTATAAGGACGTACATCTATTTTTAGGGAGGGAGAGAAATGTTGGAGCAGATGATTCAAAACGTCATTGAAAAGCTCATAAAGACGAAGTATGCACACATTAAGCTCTCCTCTGCCGTGTACGCAAAGGTTACAAAGGTTCAGCAATATCCGGACTATTATCTTTACAATCTCAAAATACTTGACGAAAACAAGGCGGTCAATGCTGAATTTCCTGAGATTCCTGAAGTAAAGTCAAAGGTTGTGCTTGAAAGCGGGGATGTGGCGGCGGTGCTCCTCCTCTACGGCCAACTAAATGTTTATATCGTGGGGAAGGTGGTTTGATGGCGGGTCTATATGATACGGACATAAAGCTTGATGAAGATTGGCAATTGACGGCTGCTGCCAATGGTGACGCTCCTCTCTCCTCTGATACGGACTGCTTTATTCAGGATATCAGGCTTGAGGCACTGTCCCAGGAGGGAGAGCTCTTCTATGACGAGACATGGGGATGGTCTCTTCTTGACTTTATTCAAGCGGATGATGACGAGCTGGTAAGGCTGGAAATCGAGCAAAGGATTCGGACGAAGCTCTCAAGACGTGAAGAAATCGATAGTGAGACAATACAAACAAAGCTAAGTTTTGAGGATGATAAGATATCCGTCAAGGTGGCGTTTAAGTTTACTAATGACTCGAAGCAGTACATCTTAGATATTGTACTGGATAGGGTCAGGGTTGAGGTGGTGATGGTGTAATGATTGACGAGAAAATATTGGATGAAATCCTTCCGGTGCCGGACAGAGAGGAACTGAAAAACTCAATCGTGCAGGAACTTAAAGACGAGGGCTTCAGGATATCCAACTTCAGCTCAGGGGGAATCTTCTATACCTTGCTGATGATAGTCATCCAGATTAGAATTGAGCTGGTGAAGCTCCTGAGAAAGGTTTTAAACAATGTATTCCTGTCCCATGCTGAAGACGTGTGGTTGGAGCTGAAGGCGGCAGACTTCTCCAAGAAGAGAAAGCAGCCGACAAAGACAAAAGGATATGTAACCCTTGAAAGGGACGTTCCCGGAGATGCGGTCAAGATAGCCAAGGGGGACATATTTAAGACGGAGCAGGATATCAACGGGGAGGAGCTCCGGTTCCTGGCGGTTGAGGATACGGTTCTACAAAAGGACTCCTTGAGCCAAAAGGTTCTTGTCCTGGCTGAGAAGGAAGGTGCAAAATACAACGTTCCACCGGGACAGATAAACAAGTCGCTCACTCACATTGAGGGCATTGACAGGATATTCAATGATTCTGACTGGCTTGTTCAGGAAGGGAGTGACCTTGAGGATATCGAGAGCCTGAGAGATAGAACCCTGAACTCATGGGCAGAGCTCTCCACCATGCCCATAGCTGACAAATACAAGAATGTTTGTGAAGGAGTCGAGGGCGTTCTTTTTGTAAGGGTTGACGATATGCATCCACGAGGCCAGGGGACTATTGACATCATAGTGACCTCGACGGCGGGAGCCGCAACTCAAGACCTGCTTGACAAGGTTGAGGCCCAGGCCGTCACCATAAAGGGGCCATATGACAACCTGCTGGTGAAGTCTTCGGAGATTGTGGAGCAGGATTTTGATATCATCATCTATATTGCGGAGGATGCAAGCGACGAGGGTGTTCAGGAGAAAGGTGAAGCAATTATCACCGATTTGATGAAAATCAGGAAAGACAGGGAGCTCAACCGGCTTTACTTAGATGACATCAGGTATGCCCTGAAAAGCGGCATCCAGGTTTACAAGAAGTCAGACATTATCTCCCCTGCCGATGACGTAATCCTGAGCAATGATAAAGTGATTGTGCTCGGTCTGCTCAATATAACCGTTGAGAGGGTGTAAAGGTATGTTTGAAAAGTTTCAGGACTATATGTATTACCTGCTCTTTGGCCCTCTCAAAAAAGTCGCCAAGGCAAAAAACCAGTTTTATATACTCTTTAAGGTGCTCGGGAAGCTGTTTGACCAGACGAAACAAGATATCTTCCGGGTCAGAGCGGAGTCAATGGTAATCAGCGCAAGCAGCACTTTACTTGAAGAGCATGGGCGTGACCGTCGCATGAAGAGACTCAAGGGGGAAAGTGTTGAAAACTACAGGACAAGGCTTTCGATGAAAAATATCATTGCTGAGAAGGCTGGTACGGAGCCGGGGATACTCCTTGCGTTGAAGGCCCTCGGGTATGAGCAATCACGGATTGAACCCTTTTATATCCATGACCCTGAAAGGTGGGCTGAGTTCCTGGTCTATCTCTCGTCAAAGCAGCAAGTCGGCATTAATGACGTGGCGGTTATCGACAAGGAAGTCATGAAGGTCAAGCCCGCAAGCGGAAAGCCAAGTTATGGGATAGAGGAATACACGCAGGTTGAAGTCAGGTCGGAGTTCAAGGGCGGCCTTTACCGGTATCCATTATGCAACACCTTCCTTTGTGGGGTGTGGCCTTACAACAATGATAATGTGGGTTATCTGCTCAGGACTGACTTGAATCATGAATCGACGTACAGAGAAGGCAGCTTCACCTATCCTCTGACCGGGAAGATTGCTGCATCCGAAAGACTATATCAGGAAACGGACTTTGTGCAGTGCAACCATGAGAGCTCAACAATAGAGGCAGAAACGGAGTTTGAGGGCAATACATTCAACTATCCTCTCTGTAATCAAATAAGGGCGGGAGAATATCCAAACTAAAGGAGGTTTGATGGATGAAGACATTAACTGCAACGGGTATTACCAAACAGCTCACAAGGCTGAAAGACTCATTGTCACATGCAACCTATCTGCTGGACGGGCAGCAAAGGCAGGCTGATATCTTTAAAACGGAGATAAACCAGGACGTTATAAGGATATTCGTCTACCTGGATGACACCGTTTCGGGAACGGTCAGCAATATCAGTTTAATTGACAAGGACGGTGATGTGGTGGCTCTTGCAACCAGGGAGTTTATAAAACCTCAATCCAAAGGGCTGTATTCGGTCTTTGCTTATAAATTCGTGGAAGTGGAGGTGAGCTAAAATGAAGCCTTACAATCTCAAACGATGGCAAGACCATATTGTTGACGAACTAACGGGAGAGGTGATTCAGGAAGGGACTCCCGTCAGTGCGACAAACTTAAACAATATGGAGACCGGTATTCTTGGGGCTGACGGTTTTGCCTCAGTTCTGATTCAACAGGCAATGCAGTCCAAAAGAAGCATAGCAGACCTGGAAGGAGAACTTGTGGAAGTGTCATTGAGCAATACAATGAGCTATCCCTTTAACAACTCAGAGACAACCGTTGCCCTCCAAAAGGCAAGGGACACCTTGAATTACAGGGTGCTCACTGAGGTTCTAAGCTCCAACGGGTTTGTCGGAGACATTGAGGTGTACGACAAGGCCCTGAACGGCTTTAAAATCCGGTACACAGGCAGCGCAACGAGTGCAACAATCAAATGCTTTATCCAAGGGGGTATGTTTCAATAATGGCAAACGTGATAATTAAGAGCAGCGAGAGGCAAGAAAGGACGAACAGGGTCTTGAGGGACTTTGGACACAACAGCTCAACGGCCAACAAGCAAACAAGGGAATACGCTGAGTGCATTGCTCAGAGGAGTCATGAAGTGATTAAGAAAGCGGAGGGATTGAAAAGATGAACGGTCAGGTAAATATCGTTGAAAAGAACGAAGGGCCAAAAATCAACATCGTGCAGGACGGGACAAAGGTCATCCTGGATGAAATCATGACCCTTGACCTTGAGAAGTACGAAAGGGACTTTGATGTTCATATTGACATTTGCACTAATGAGTTCGGGTTCCTGGTCTTCGGGCTCAATAAAAGGTATGTTGCACAGATAGACATACCGGCAAGGGCATACGATACCGTCATTGACGGTGAGGATGAGAATGGCAATCCAATGGAAAAGCAAGTCCCCATCCCCTTTGATATGGGCAAGGTGACAATAACATTATGGGCTAAAGGAGGAGCAACCAATGAATAATTTTGATGACATGAAATTAGCGGTTGAAGCGTTGTCGGGCGGGAAAAATACGGTCTTGTTTGATGATATGGGGCTCCCTTCAATCATGGTGAGGATTCCGTTTTTCAAGAGCGTTGATGTTATGGCCGGTGGAGATAATGCGGCTCATCCTATGTTTTTGGTGAGTGGAGTCCAGAAAGCGGAAGTGATG